TGTAAGTCCACCGGCAGCACCCCCCATTTTCGTAAGCCCAAGAGTCCAGGTGATCATCTTGACGCCGAGCTTGATCCCAGTCAACGCCGTAAGGGCAACTGTAAGCTTGGCAATCAGCGGAATCCATTCCTTATGCGCTTTCGTAAACTCGATCACGCCGAGCAAAGCGTCTTTTGCCCAGACAAGAAACTTCGAGAGTTCCGGCAACAGCTCGTCACCGATGACAACCTTGAGGGCGGCCCATGTATTCTTGAACATCTGGAGTTTGGAATCAAACGTCTCGTACCGTTTCGCGGCCTCAATCTGGAGGGCGGTATTTTCGGTGAAAGCCGTGTTGCCGCGAACGATTGCGTCCTGAAACAAGTCAGAAGCCAGCGTAGCGCGACCCATGACATCTGCAAGGCGGATTCCTTTGAGCTCCAGCTCTTCGATCTTCGTTGTGACGCTGCCGCCTTCTTTTTTGAGTCTTTCCAGTCCCTTGATAAATGAAGCCAATGCCTGCGCTGGCTCCTCTGACCACTGCTTGTGGAAAGTTTCTGCCGAGACGCCTGCAACTTCAGCCCACTTTTCCATATTGCCAATACCGGCAAGAAAGTCATCGTTCATGTTGCGGATAACTTGCGAGATTGCTGTGCCGCCCATCGCGGCCTTGACGCCGACGCTGGCAAGTGCAGCAGCGATCCCGAGTATATCGCCTTCAGTCATACCTGCCAGCTCGCCAGCAGCAGCGATTCGTGTGCCAAGCTCCAGAATATCCTGCTCGGTCGTGGCTGTATTGTTGCCTAGATCGACGATAGACGAAGCAAGGTTACTAACCATCTCTTGTGGCGTACCCGTAATGTTCATAAACTGGGCAACCATCAATGCGCCAGATTCTCCGGCGATGTTCGTTGACACCGACAGATCGGCTATCGTGCGGGTGAACGCAATGATATTCTCTTTCTTGATGCCAAGCTGTCCGGCAATCTCGCCAATCTTTGCAAGCTCGGTCGCGGCAACGGGTATCTCGGTTGAGAGCTGCAAGATTTCTTCTCGCATCTCGGCAAACTCTTCTTCGGTAGCATCAACAGTTTTGCGGATACCCGCAAACGCCGACTCGAACGAGGCCGCTTCTTTGACGGCAGAGACGAACACTTTCGTGGCAGCCGCACCTATCGCAAATAGAGCTCCGGTGACAACCGTCGACAGATTCCTAAAGCCTCTCTGTACTTGGGTTGTGTCGCCTCGTATCGTGAGTACACCATCGCCAAGGTCAATCGCCACGACCGTATTTCCTTATCGCTTCTTCTTCTGACAGCACAGGTTTGTCGCCCGTCTGTGTTTCTATGGCATCGAGTTTGCTCAAGGTCCACCGCATATCGACCAGCAGATTGAACTCTTCGTCTGTTACGAGATTATTTATTTCGCAGGGGAGCTTGTGCCATTCTCCGACGAGCCGGGCGTATCCAATGGCTTCTCGTCGGTCTTTGTCCCACTCGTGGAGCCGGTCGAACTTTCTATCTGCTGCCGTTTTTCGTATTCGATGCCCAGCTCTGACAGCCTTGCGAGCAGCCCGGACCCGCCTCCATTGGTCAGCCCAAGCGCCCGTGTGAAAGGGCCGGAGGTGATCTTCAGCACGGCCCACAGCGCGTTCTGCCATTCTGGATCACTGGCACCCGTATCCCGGTCATCAAGCTGCTCGCGGTCAGCCTCGATGTTCGGGCAATAGATATAGACCAGCTCATAGGCTTCGTCGAGCAGTTCTGAATAGGCCATGATCAGAACGTCTGCGATCTCTTCGGCCGAAACCTTGACATCCTTTGTGTTGGCAAGCCGGAACAGTTCAACGGCGCGTCGGATAAACGCCTTGTGCTTGCCTATCGCCGCCCTGAACTCTTTTGCCCGTGTCTTGGTGGTAGGCTTGATCTCATAGGTCTGGCCGGCCAGCGTTACCTCGATAGATTCATGGCCGAATACCTGCTGGTCGGTTCGCGGTGTCGTTAACGTCTCTTTCAATGCCATTGATTTACCCCTCCTGTCTGCTTGTCTATTCTATGGCCATATACACTTGGCCTTTCTCGAACTTGATGCTCAGGCTCACAGGCACATCCTGTTTGACCTTGGCGTAACAGCACCATTTGTCATAGCACGCCCCTTTCGCCAGCTTCTCGGTCGCATATACACCGATCAACACCCATACACCTGGCTTACGCACGGGGAAACGTGCTCTACCGACGATGTACACCGTCTTCGCCGGTTCAGCCTTGTCGCCCTGCACCGATTTTGCCTTCGTCGATTCTGGCGCCATTTTCAGACCCCTCCTATGAAGTGAGCGGGATGATACGGAAGTTCGAGGCGCCCTTGATTGCGCCCGCGCTGTCATCCTCTTTGCACTTGAAGTTGTACGGGGTTCCCGTGAACTCCGTGTTCGAAATCGTGGCGACAAAATTACCGTCGTTCGCGACCTTTTTGAACCAGTAGACGTTGTTGTCTGTCACCACAGCCATGCGCACATACTTGGTCGCACCGTCTGCCGTGAGATGTTCGCCGACATGGCTGGCTTCCGGGAACGCCAATGTCAGATGTTTGTCGTCATGTCGCAACGATGCAAACGTGATGGATTCAACTCCCATCCTGATCGGATGCTCGTCACTCGACATCATAGACCCGGCGATCCGTTTCTCTTTGACCTCACGCACCCATGTTATCACCATGCCAGCATCGCCGTCCGGCTCATCAACCGCCGTGAACCCTTCTGCTACCCAATCGGTTGCACGCGTAACGTTTGCCGGTAGCAGGCTTCCCGGCCACGCCCCGTAGTAGATTTCGTTGTAATCGATTGCCGAGGTTTCTTGTGCCATTCGTCATACCCTCCTTACATTTGGATCACTGAGATCGTGCTGTCACTGATCGCATCTACTGTGCCTGTATAGTCAAGCTCAATCTGGCCGATGAAGTCGCCGCTCGGCTGATTAAATGTGCCGGGATCGAACGGGCCGAATATCTTGGCCGTTGTGAGACCGACATCAACGCCTTGCGTGACCGTGCCGGTGATGTCATCGACAGCCAACCCGTCTACCGTCCCGCCCGAGACTATGTCGAATGTCAACGTGTCAGCGGCGTCGGTGTTGATCATCAGGATATACACTCTGCCATTGTTGGCGAAAGCGTCTCCATCGCCGGTATCCGCCGCATCAACGGCGGTCTCTGTCAGCGCAACGCTTGTAAAGCTCGGCTTATCTACCGTTAGCTCTGCTCGTGCCATTGTTATTTACCTCCTTATTTGAACGCCAAAAGCGTGACGCCCGTCGCATCGTCCATTGTGAAACACACACATCCTGCATGGTCGCCTGTGCGATGGTTGAACCGCTCGACTGGGAACGGCCCGTAGACTCGGTGTTCCAACGTTGGGATCAAGAGCGTGGCGGCGGGCGTCGGCGCATCGCTCACAAACGTTACAGTGTCGCCGAACTCCGTCGGTGGCAATATCGGTGTAATGTTACATGCGCCCGCCCCGTCGTTGATTACAAGTAACAAGGTCGCGCCATCGTTCTTGAACTTGTTGCCAGCCACAAGACCAGCATCTTCAACGGTGGAAATTTGTTTGCCGGTTCGTCCGACTGTTACTACATCAATTTCAGTATACGGCATTTCCGCACCTCCTTTTCGCCAGGCGCTATCCCGCGCCCAGCTTTACGTGAAAGAACACGAGCACATATCGCCACGGCGGATTTGTGCCAGGTTCCGTTATCTGTTGCCCTTCCGTCTCAATACGCCCTCTCATGTATCGCCCCGAATCCACATAGACGGCATGTGAATTTCGGATACGGTTACAGAAAACGCGGGCCACATCTTCTGCACCATCCCATCCGTCTGTACCGCCATAACACTTTGCCTGCAACGCGACTTCGCTCAGTCTGTCGCCACGAGGTCTGCCGCCCCGGGTTGATATGACAATTCCTTTCTGGCGCCGTCCGTCCCAGATGCTTGTCGGCGGCGCTTCCGGGATGTACACGTCCCCGGCCACCTGCGCATACAAGGCCGTCGCAGGCATGGTCAGAAACTCCTTCAGAACAGCTTTGTCGATAACCGTGTCGGCGGTTCCTGTACCCGCCCCAAGCGTACCATCAAACTCTGTGCCAGCAGCGCCGTAGCTGATACCAACCCGCACGTTGGCTTCGGCGGGAACGGTGAGTGTGCCGACAGACGCACCGCTCTGGAATATCACGCCTTCTTCGACATCGCCGACAGGGGGATAGTCGCAAACTTCGCCTGCAAGATTGAGCAATGCTCCACCGTCTGCGTATCGGTCAAACGCGCCACCTTCTGGATAGTCGATATGAACTGTACCGTTTGGCGCTTTCAGATAGATATCGATCCGCAGTTTACCGGCAGCCGCAGCCGTATGAGCGACGGTCATTGTCTGCCACGAAGCGTAATCGTCATAATCCCATGTGACGGCTCCAGGCGTTGACGTGGCTATCGTACCATCGGCTTTCAATTCTGTGATAGTAAAATAGAGTTCCGTCTCGTCCAAATCGCCCGCGAACGGATCGCCTGCCTGCATCTGAGCGTACATAGTATAATTATGAGCTGCCGTATCCGCGACGTTGACGAAATGCGTGGACACTATCGGCGTGTTCAACCCACAAGTAGCGTTTGACTGGAACCGTAACCCCTGTACTCCACCGCCAGCACGAGCATACGTCGCGTCAGAATCAATTTCGCCCCCATACTGGAACTGCCACTGTCGGCCTTTGTCCAGCGCGGGGGTGTCGAAATCGAAGCCGTCGCTATACACTGACGCTGGATGAATCTTTGTCCCTGGAATCACAGGGACATAAACATTTGTTGTGCAAGAAGTAAACGTACAATTTCTTAATAGAACTGTATCTTGTGCATAGGCCGCGTTCCCACAATTCTCAAAAGAGCAGTCTTCCAAAACAGCCGTACCAGTTTCAACTCGTACCCCCGTCCTATCTGTCGAAAAAGGATCGAAACTACATCTTGAGGCGTATACAAACCCACTATCAACACGAATGGCTCCACGGTATATAGCATGATCGCCATTGTTCGTAAACGTACAATCATAAAACTCAGCAAGAACCCCTGGGTCGGCTATGTTCACACCATACCTGTATGCCTCTTGGATTGTACAATCAACGAACTGTGTATTACGAGAAGTTCCCGATATGGCTATGTTAGAAACCCCGGAATTTAAGAACCGCAACCGCTCAAACCACAAGAAGTTATCACCATCTATCAAGAGTGTATGAGCCGCCCCGTTGAAATCTATGGTCGGCAGCACGTCAGAACCGTCAGTCCACGGATCGTTTGTTACAGAATCGCAGCCGATGATCTTGATGAACTGGTTGATGTCACCGTCCACACTTGGCGTAATGTCAGCAGCATCGCATGTCCAAGTCTGGTTGGCCCGGACATATATCGTGTCACCAGCAACGACACCTTGCGCGGCTTGGAGTGCGAAATGAATGTCGCCCCACGGATCAAGCAACGAGCCATCCCCGAGGTTGTTGGGAATACTGAAGTCCACGTAATATGTAGCCATCAGATTTCTACCGCCTGTGCGCTCATGATTTGCGCCTTAGCTTCATCCCATGTTTTGCCCGTTAGTGTTTTACCCTGCAACTTCGCCAGCACTTCATCGATCTCGTCACGCTCAACAGGCATATTCGCTTCAGCTTCAACCGCCGCATCGAGATCGGCCTGCACGATGTCTACAGCCTGCTGGAGCAAATCCTTATCAGAAACACTGCCCTGCTCGATATACGGCCACCATGAACGCAGAGTGCCGTCGTCGAGCGTCACAACGATCTTGACGCGTTCGCGCTTGCTGCCCGGCATGCCCTGTCGATTGAGAATCTTGGCTGTCATCATGCGATCTTCGTTAGTGCCCGTTTCAGTTCCGGTTGATCTGCTTCATATGCCGGATAAACGTATGGCCCGGTTGTCTTCTTCATTCGTCGCGTACCCACCTCCAGATACCCGCCATAGCCGCTCGACGTTGCCACTATGACAGACGGCTCGCCCCGCGGTGACGTTTTGCCAGAGCCTTCGCTGCTTGTTTTACCAACCGCGGTCGTGAGTGGGCCGAACCCCGTCTGGTCGGGTCCAGACGCAGCCCAACCGATCCGTCGCGTATTGTTACCCGTCTGATCTGTATACGGATGGTTCTTTTTCGCAGTAGCCACAATCCGCTGTGCCGATTTGACATATTGAACCATGATTGGCAGAATCAGCTCTTTCTTGATCGCGTCTTTATTCAGCCGCACAACCACATCGCTCTTCCACGCCATTACTGAATCCCTTTAATCAACACTTCCGTATGATGTTCTTGCGCCGCGGCATCGTCGGGCCTGCCAACTACGCTGAACACAGCCTCGATGTCCGTGTCAGTCCTATCTTGCGACACAGCGATGCTCGCACCCGCGCTGTTCTTGAGATCGGTTATCCGGTCATCTTTCGAGATTGACTGCGAGCTTTCCAAAAACAGCCGGAAGTCCGCGCTCACGATTTCGCCGCCTATCGCCACGACATCTGTACTCTTAATCGGGTCTGGCCGACATGCTACGCCGGTATCGGTATCCGTGATATAGTCATAGATCGGAATGTTGCCGCTGTCCACACCGACGGCGGTCTTGTGCTGCACGGTGCAGGTGTGCGTCAACAGCCCGACATAATCCATCGCAGCTAGCACGGAGGCAAGAGACATCAGCCGCTCCTCATAGCATCGTTGATCACGATTTGCCGGGCGGTCATGTCGGTATGGGCAAACTCGATCACGCCGACAGCGGCGGGGGCCGAGGGCGTCGTCACCATCTTGTCGAAAGCGGCGGCCATATCCTCGTACGCCTTCGCCATAGATTTGCGGTCGATGCTGTAGTTGCCGATCTTCTCAGATCGATGCTGCAACACTGCCGGGACTGCCAACGCTCGACACGCCAGGGCAGACGCGGCGAACACATTCTCCGTGCCGCCGATTGCCGAGAGTGCTAGGAATGCCTGAATCTCGGCGACGGAGAACAGGGCCGCGGCGGTATCGCCGATCAATAGCTGCACGGATTCAACGTTCGTCATTAGGGGTTACTCCGTGTATTCGTGGAACCCGATGTAGAAATCTATCTCGGAATTGTCGGTCGCATTCCATGCCTGTAACCACACCTTGTCGATACCGCAGCGTAACCGCGGCGTGATAAGATTCGTTGGGAATCCTGCTGACTCTTGTGGCGACGTCGAATCAAAATGCACCATAAATTCACTGTACTGATCGGCGGTGATAGCGTCGGCCATAGTACCTGCACCCCAAACGAACCGCAGTTTATACGGTGTGTCGTGGTCGACAGCCACAACGAAAAAGCGGTGCAGATGAAACATTGTCATACCTGCACGCACAGGCGTATCATCTGTACCGAGCAGTTTCGCTGCATCGTCGGCATCAGTGCCATATGTGTTGTTGCCCGAAATCGCAACATACGCGTTTAACGTATCGGCCGCCCAGTTGTCACCGCTCTGGTCGGCGCTGATACCACGCCATGTCTCTCGGTTATGTACGTGATAGTCCACTGCTTGCAGCTCTATCAGTAGAGGGTCTTTACCGTCAACTCGCAGATAGCCCATTATACAGCCGCTCCTTTACCAACCGACCGCCACGTGACCTCCAAACCCCAGGTCACTTGACTGGCGTTCGGGTATGCGAACGTGACGATGTCGTTTTCATGCAATATCTGACCGTCACTACCATCACCGAACATGAATGTGGTATCTGACAAACCGTTCATGGGTACCGTGAGCAGCACACAATTGTAGACGACGCCCGATGCAGAAGTGATTTGTGCCGTAAAATCCTCAACCCCGGACGGGCCGCTCAGGTGTAGCCGGACTTGCATGAGGCGCCAGAGTTCGTCTGACGTAACGTCAACAGACATAGCAACGCCGACACCGGTATGATAAGAGAATCGGACATTGCTTTCATTCACCGTGATGCCGCTCATTAGTCTATCGCCTCCCGCACTGCCTGAAGTGCTGCAATTGCCTTACCATGCAGTTCGACCTTATCGGACAGGCCGTTGGTCAATATACGCTCAATCGCCGTCAGGCGGGCCGATATAGAGCCCTGACGGTATAGCCAGGCACCGGCGTTGCCTAGACAGGCAAGCACTATCACCACTCCTTCTGGTGATACAGTCATTCCATTTTCCTCCAAAATTCAGCCGGGCCGAAAGGATACGTTTTTCCACAACCGCACAATGCGGCAGGAGGGGCGTGTACCCTCCCGGCCCGCTGTGTGAAGTTGCCATTGTTAAGTCGTGCCGTCGGAAGCCCAACATGCCTGAGGCTCAACTGCCGCGCCGGCGAATACATGCCGCACCCGATAGAAGATGTTGTCGGTGGCAAAATCGCCTGTGAACGATGACAGTTCGCCTGTGCCGCCGAGTCCGACTTTGTCCGAGTTCTTCATACAGATTTCCGGGTTCTCGTGTCCTTTCAGGAACGAAATCTCACCGGCTGCGATCTGTTTCGGATCGCTGAACAGCGCCCATGCCGTCGTCGGTGACGTGGTGTCGACGAATGGCTGCCACTCGTTGACAATGAGCTCAAGCCCCTGCTCCGCGATCACATTCCTGGTCGGCATCGCTACCGGAGCGAACGCGCCGGCGGCGTTGAGATCTGTTATCCACTGCTTTGTCACACTCTTGAGGATCTGCTCTGCCGTGAACTTGAGCGCCGGTGGTACGACCAGATACTTCGGCGCGTTCATGATCGGTTCGTTGGTGTCCGGATGCCGATACGCGATCATCTGCTCGTACGCCGTCTCAAGAGCGCCGATTGTCAGCCCGGCAGTGGCCGCCGCAGCGTTGCCGAAGTTGGCGGCGATAGGCCCGGCAGCGTTCCAAAACATGGATGTGATGTACCATTCGATTGTGTTCTGGACAGCCGTCGCCAAGTCCTGGGCGCACTGGCTGAACAAGCCGAGATCGTCGTTGAGGAACGCTTCCCACGAGAAGTCAAGTTGTCGGCCCCACTTCTTCAACTCATACTGCGTCCGATCTTCTTCATACTCTTGCGCCAGATATTCGCCCTTCTCTCCAACCTGTTGCAGGCGCATGGTGACGAAACCGCTTTTGCGGAAAGTCTTGATCGTGCGGAAGTCTGCAACTGGAGTGCGAGGCCGAAGAATCCGCATCATCTTCGGCTGCACGGCCTTGTAGTGGCTTAACAGTTCGCGGGCCACGCTGTCACCGAACAGCAGCGGGAAATCGCTCGTTGTCATGGCTTCCTGGAGCTGATAGAGCCAGCGGTGAGTCGGTAGCCTATCTCGATTTTCCATCAACCCGTTGAACTGGTCAAGCCGTGCAAGATGGTCGGGCGTGTTGACCCGGGCAAGATGATTCTCCTTGTACCCAGCCCAATCCGCGCTTTCGTTCATCTCTTTCAGCGTCATCATTTCTAGAGGCATTCCTTATGCTCCTTTCTTTTTACGTTTCAGCTTTACCCGAGCCGCTTTGTGTTTTCGCTTCTTCCGCAACAGCGGTCTGCTGAGCCTGCCAATCGCCTTCGGTACGCTGTACTTCTTGCAAGGCCGCTTCGAGCTTCTCGGTTTCCCGATCAATCTCGTCGATCTCACGCTGCGCTATATACCGCTTGCGGGCCAGCAGCATTAGTCTGCCGGTGTAGCTCTGCTTGCGCTTGCTCAGGCTGTCTCGTAGAGTCGTGTCTGCACCCATTCGTTTACCCCTCCTGTGGCGCTTCTGTGACGCGTCTTACAAGTTCTACATCAGCCCGGCTAAATCCCTTAAATGAGTCGATAGCGGCTTTGACCCGCTCCCACTCTGCTTCTTCCAAAAGAACCTCGCCGTCAGCACGTTCGATCTTCATGGCCAGCACATTCTGTCTGACCAGCTCGGCGCCGCCTAACCGCAGGTCTGGATGAAACATCAGATTGAGCAGACCATCCTTCATGTTGAACGGATAGTCAGTCTCAATTATCTCGCCCAGCTTCATGTGATCCGGCGTCCTTACTTTGAACGTGTAGTTTGTAAGGTCTAACTTACGCATTATTTACCCCTCCTTGTTTGGCTATTATTAGCCGACTGCGCTTGCAAACATCATGTACGCGACCTGGCCGCCTGGTAACAGGCATCGGGCCGAGTACGCATAGTTGGTTTCTGTAGTGGACTCTTCGACGATATTACCGCCAGCAATGGCGCCACCGGTAAGAACAAGCAGATATGCTTTATCGTCAACATCTGCGATGCCCGCTGCGTCGCCCGCGTTGGTGCAACGGATAAACGACAGTTCGGTTACGGCTGCCGGGTCGGCTGCTGCGCCGAAAGAATATATCTCCGGCATGACAGCCGCGTATGTACCGCCTGCCGCCATCGCGACATCGGGAAGTCCAAGAGTTGCGCGACACGCAACGCCCAATCCCGTCACGGCTCCGCCCGTAGTGCTTTCGCCGAATCCCGCCGAGACGTGGAGGCCAAACACGTTAGCTGCCGCGACGCCAACAACATCGGCATAGAGCCGCATACAGTCGCCGCCGCCGCCTGCGCCAGTGTAGTATACCCGGAGATATTCACCGCGGTTATCGCCGCTTGTTGCGCCCGAGTCGTAGCGGAACTGTCGGAATGTCGTGTCTGGCGTATCGTTCACATACGGTGCGCCAGCGACGCCACAAAGCGGTTCGCAAACGACTGACCAGTACGGATCCCAATGGACTTTGACCGGGACAACAGACGCTGTTGAGTCGCCGGTGATTGTTACGGTGTTCAGGGCGTAACCGAACGGTCGGTTCGTGTTCGCATTTCGGATCTTCGACAATACGGCGGTTGTCACGTTGATGAATATCTGGTCGCCGAACACGATGTCGCTGTTGCCAAGATCGTCTTCCGAGACAACATTCAGATACCAGATACCTTCGGTGTCGACATTGACGAAATCGGTCACAGCCGCCGCGCTGTTGAACGCTACGCCGACTCCGCCGTAATTGGACTGACCCAGATCGTTAAATATGATCGGGTCGCCTTTATCGACAAGGTTGTCGCTGTGGGTCGGATGTGTCAAATCGGTTTCGAGGACGCTGATAAGTCGCCCTTCGTACGTGCTTGAACACTCTGAACCCGCAACCATGCCAGCGGCATAGCCGCCTCCTGCTGCAAATGTTGGCATTGTTATCTCCCCTTCACGTAGGTTGTGGCCATTCTCTCAGCCTCTTCGTTACTGCAACCCTGCTCGATATAGTGTTCCTTCATGCTCTCGTACAGCCGCTTTTCAGCGTCGCCGTTCTCTGCCGGCGCGGGCGTTGTGATACCGAGGTCTTTGATCTTCCCAGCCTCGCTCAACGCCGCTAACTCTGTCTTGGCGGCTTCAATCGCTTCTGCAACACCGTCTACCGAGCCCGCCTCTTTGAACTGTTCAGTCAGTCTGGCTTTGGTCGGGTCGGGTAGCTCGGCGTCTTTGATCAAGGTAGCGATCTCACCTTGAGCCGTTCGCTTCGCCTCCTCCGCTTCCGTAGCCTCAACTTTCATTGTCAGCTCTTCATTCCGGGCGGTTAGGGTTTGGTTGCTCTCTTTGAGCTCCTTCAGTTCCTTCTCGATTTCAGTCATTCCTGCTACCTCCTTACCGAGCTTCTCTTTGACGGCAGCCTCGATAAGCTCGATCAAATCGGGTCTGCGCTCTCTCAACCCCTCCTCGGTCACTACGTCAACATCGTACTCGTCTTCCGGCTGAGCGGACTCATAGCATTCGACCATGCCACCCGCGCCGGGGTACGTCACAAAGTCTACTGAGCGGCCATGCACGAGCCGTTCAATGAAGTCTGTCTTGTGCCCTTCCACTTCCGTCTTGTAGCCTTGCCCGGCTGCTACAATAGACGTGCCCATCTCGGTGAGCGAACCGGATGCTTTCAGGTTTGCCAGCGTCTCTTTGAACCACGGCGCATGAATAGTTGCCCTGGCCTTGATACTGCCGCCCTCGTCAACGAACACGCTCTTGATCGAGCCTACCCACGACCGAATCGATCTCTCTGGCCGAGCCCGCTCCTCCGCCGCCGTCTGGTGGTCGGCAAACATCTTCAGGCCCTCGAACACCTTGTAGTCGCGAGCCAATGTCTCATGCGGATAGAATCGCTTTTTACTCGTATTAAATCCAGGCCTGATCACGGTTACGGTCACTTCGCCCTTGTCGTCGTTGTAGTCGGCCTCTGATAGGGCTGAGGCCTCTCGCGCGATCAATCGTTCCATAGGTTCTGCCTCCCGTACTGATTTCGGAATGTTCTTCGGTTCCACTTTCAAGGCTCTGTATGCAGCCCGTATACGCCCCTTCACTTTAGCAACCTCGCCGCTTGGTATTTGGACCCGTTGTCCTCTGTGGCCCCCTGGCGAAAAGGCTGCGGCTGCTGCACCCAACATTGCCCGTGTGACCTTCATCGTCTTGTCCCATAAGCGCAATTTCCACGTGCTCGGTTTCGTCGAATCGGGCACATAGGCAAACGCCTTGGCGGGATACTTCACGCCGTCCTCGGTCTTCATCACAGCGGCCTCTTGAATTGCGGCAAATACAGAATTGATTAAGGCATTGTTGAATGAAGATGGAACCTCGATAATGTCCTTGATCGTATCGCTATACACCTCCGGCACTTCCCGCTCGGTACACAGCAGCAACAGTTCATCAAGCGTATGCGACTCTTGTGCCGTTGCCCCCCGCATAGCCGCACCGCATTTCGGGCACTTGACCTCAACGCACGGCGTACCACGATCATGTTTGACCTGAGCCTTACAGTTCGGACAAACGCATTGGTCTGCGCCGCCATCCTGCTGCCGGTCGCTACCTACGCCCATACCTTGACCGCGAGCTTCTTCCATGTCGACCTCCCGAATCACGCCGTTGGCTATTCTGAATGCTTGCCCTTCACAATCTTTACCTCCCTCCTTTTGACATGCCGCATAAGTTGCGTTCCAGATTGCCGCCCATCGGGCCCGTACCTTTTCGGGCAATCCTTTGACGTGGGCCGGTAAGTTCGCGCTGGTGGCTGTATATGGCATATCATCTCCAATCCAAAAAGAAAAGCGGCACACCATCAAGCCTCGTCGTGAGACCTGTTAGTATGCCGCGACTGCGACCCGTGATCGGCTGCGGGTAGCGAACCGGGAGCCGTAGGTTTGTGCAGTGGGGGGCTATTCAGTTGTGGTTATGATTCTATTTCCGACTCCTTATCGCCAAACGTATATCGCGCACGTCAATCTTGTCGCCCTTGGCTGGCGTGACGTCGAACAGGTCAATGCCCTCTTTCTCGGCCAGCACAACCGCTGCCCTGGACGCACGAATAGGTTTCCGCTCCGGCATAGGCGGTTGCTGTTCGCCAAGCTCCTCGTTGAGAATCTCATGAAGCGGACGCTCCGGCATAGGCCCTTGATCGGCAAGCGCCTCAGTCACAGTCTCTGTCGCAACTACCGTAGCCGCCGCATGCTCTGCCAGTCGCTTGTCCACAATAGCATTGATGTCTGCCTCTGATGTGGGCATTGGCGTCTCGGTCGCGACGCCAGCTTGCAGGGATAGCGGTATGTCAACCGACTCGCCGTTGGCGTGGGCGACGATGATATCATAGGCGTCCTTCGGGAACACTGCATATCCGTGATAGCCCTGACAGTTGGCGTCTTTCAGCGCAGGCATTTGGTACGGCTGGCCGGTAGCCGGGTCGCGTTTCTTGTCCACCGCCCGCTTGCAGAGCCGCAAGAAATCGGCGAAACATCGAGCACAATCCACGACAAGCTCGTCGCCTTCCATATGTACGCTGAGGCGCGGTTTGTTTCCGCTCACCATGATCCTGATTCTGCTTGCCATATCTAGCTACCCTCCTTGTTCAGCTTATACTTCTTCTCGATCGCCTTACATATCAGCAGCAGTCCGCGCCGCAGGGCGATCCATAAACTCTTCTGTTCGTCTGTCATAGTCTATCACGCCGTTTTGGTTGTGTCAAGGCTCAATTCCCAACAGTTTAGCGACCCCCGCTTCCGTCGCGCCGAAGTAGAGCCCGTCACAATGGCACCCTATATGGTACGGCGGCCGCATATGTCCGCTTGAAAACGCCTGGTCCATCGGAATGCGCCCATCAGCTTCATTGTCGGCACAAAAATCAGGGAAGTCCGTTGTCTGGAGCGATTCCTTTTCGTCGGCACCTACAGCCTTGTTGGCTTCATACGCGCCCTCGCTGATAGCTTCGGCCATTTCGTGTTCTGCAATCAGCTTCGACTTATACGACCCGATCTCCTCGAACCGATCGCGTAGTATCTTAGCGAGCTGGGTCGGGCTCTTGTTTGTCTTCAAGGCGTCGGCGATCACAGTCGATAGCTGTTTAGCCGTATCATCCGTCACGCCCTTCACAAGCTCGCCGGCATGTTCCATAGCCCGTTTGACAACCGAGTCCGGCAGCATGGCAGACGCATCAAACGGTGGAGCGGCCAGCTTGAACTCGTCAATCCATGCTTGCAGGTCACCCTCGAATCCAGCGGCCAGCCCCTCTTGAATGCTACTGTTCATCAGGACTTCGAACTGCTCGATGCCGTCCTCCAGCCATTCGGTGAACAGGACGAAGAAGTCGTCGACGTCGGTAGCGGCCTCAGTCAATTCGGGAGGAGTAGCACGAACGCATTGGCCCGGCACTGCTGAATACAAAGCGATCATGTCGGCTTCTAGCATCTTTTTGAGCCGCTTGACGTACAGGCTGGACACCTTCGCCACGGGCAGCGTCTTAGCCTGGGCCCTGAACCACGCCAGCACTTTACGCTCTGTGCGCTCCGTGAGCCGCTTACCTTCGGGGCTGTTCGGGCCAACGCGTTTCGCTTTGTTCACGGCCTCGGCGGATCGTTCGAGCAGACGGTGGAGTTGAGGCCGCCACCGATCGTCATGCAGATGCGCATATCGTGTTAAGCAGGTGTGCATATCTTATTGTCTCTGTCTGGATAGCGCAGGTCAAGCGCATGGCATGAACATATGTCTATCTGTTTTAGGCATTCTAGACACTTAAAGCTCATCGGCCCTGTTATTACTATCCATTCATATGTTGCACTGCCGGATATGACTGGTTCCAACTTCAACTCATTACCGCATTGGCAACGAATCAGGACGGCGGCGTTCTTATCTTTTCCTGTTGTTGGCATCGTTCACCCCTCCCTCTTTCCCAAACCCTCTCAAATCAACAGCGCATTGCTCATTGCTCGGAAGCTCCACGTTAATATAGCGGCCACATTGCCCGCAGATCCACGTTTCTATCTTCGTCACCAGCGACCATTCATCTGTCGCGCCATGCGAAAGGTCTGGATTCAGCTCCAGCCGGTTGCCGCAAGCGCACTGTATGAGAATGCCGATGTGTCTGGCGGCTGGCGGCTCGCGTTCTGGCACCAGCTTGCCTAATGGATACGGATCAACATACTCGTCTCTGTCCATCGTTCACCCCTCCTATCCAAAATACCCGTCTGCTTGCAACCGCCACAACAGCTCACGTGCAACCAGACAGCGCGAATTCCATGCGTCACGAGCAATCCGATAGAGCGTCATACGCTCCTGCATCTTGACGAGCTGTGCCATTGTCAGCCTCTTGCGCACAGGTTACCCCTCCTTCGGCAGACGTAGAAACTCGGGTCGCCCCTGTCCTTCTTGTCCAACACCACAAAGCCTACAGATTCCGTCATCGTTCCACCAATGAGCTCCGTAATAACAACAGATCGCGCCAACATCATTGAGTATTTTGATTTGCCGATCAATTGATTGTATTAGTTCTTGCCCTTCGGTTTTTGTCAATGGCATCATTCACCCCTCCAGCGGCTCGGCCATAATCTCGGCCACGAGCGCGTCGACGTCGGTTGCCAGCAGGGCTTGCACATAGCAGTTGCACATCTCTTCAACTAGTTGCTCGCGGCTAATTGCTGGTACCATGACATGCTCGCCGGTCTCGAAAGGAAATCCTATCCATTCATAGTTACCCATCATTCACCCCTCCAGTTGATGTGCCGCCATCGCTTGCTCTAGGCTCTCGATACGTTCATCTAGATTCTTGAGTAGTTCAAACAAAGAGCGTAGGGCGAACTCAGATTCGCTTTGCAAGTTTAGGAACGCCATAGATTGTTCAATACCCATCATTCACCTCCACACATCAACACATATTTAGGCCTAAATCCGCCGAACCATTTAATCATCATTCACCCCTCCCGTTTCCGTTCTTTCCAGTCTTTCCAGTACAGATAGAATATCCGTCCTTCAGCGGCAAACGCCGCGCCGCACAGAACGAATATGATACAACATAATACACGTACAAGGTTCATGTTAGATTCACCCCTCCTGTTGCTTCACCACTTCACGCAGGAAGCTGTGTACCTGCGCCACTACATTGTGGCCTGGTATCTTCCCGAACGCCTCAGTCAACTCTGCCATGACCTCGCTCGGGTTGCTCACGCCAAGCAAACTCAGCGCGTACTTTGCCAACTCATCGCTATCGGCCAACATCGGGAACGTGCGTACCATCTTCTCGATCCCGTCTACCTTCGGCGCGGTATCTTCTTTGCGAATCGCCTCACCGGTAACCGTCACCTTGCGCTGCTCTTCCGGCACGCCCATCTGTTCCAACGCCCACTCGAATATCAACTGATACGCGTCACGCCACAGTTCTTGCCATGCAGCGAACCCCTTGAACATCGGCGGTTCCATCGAGTCGGCGGTCGCAAGTCGGAAACTGTTACCAAGGCCGTAATAGTGCGGGAAGACGCCGCTGCCGACGCCTACCTGTTGCATGAATAGTTCAGCGTCAACCTTGGCTGATGCGGCTCCGGTCTCTTGGCGCACGGTCGAATAGCTCGCGCCGGCGTTCTCCAAGAATGTCGACCCGGCGACGGGTGGCGGGTTAGTCTCGCCGCTCGATCCGCCCAGACCTGTGCCGAGCTGCGCTGCGGCTGCTGATAGACCGGCGGCGTCGGTAAGCATCTTGAGTTTGGCCGGGAACATCGCTATCGCCCGGGCAACGGCAGCCCTGCTTGTCATAAACGCCCGGTACTGTTTGGCCCAATCCATGTCGGCTATCAGCCTGGATTCGCCACGTAGTCCACGACCGGCGGCTTTGAGATGGAACACTACGGCGTCGGCCTGTTCGCCCGACACGGCGTGACCCTGCGCGTCCAGCACTTCACCTTGTCCATCCCACATCCAGTCTCGATAGAGCAGCGTTTTCTCCTGTGTGCCGACGAAATACTTGCGCACGTAGACCCAGGGTTCGCTCCTGTCCTCCGGATTTGTCAAAACAGACACGATCTCCAGCGGGTCAATCGTGCGCACCTTGACCGTCTCACGCTCGGCGAACAGCGCAAAGAAGACCTCGCCGTCTGTGTAGAGCGCATCTGACAGGTCCCGTTGACCCTGCGTCGAGAACATCTTGCGGTTCCATACAGATGTGGTAAACTCGTCGATGACTTCTCGCGCCCTCTCGGCTTCTTCGCCGACCGTCCACTTGAAGCCTTTACCGACGGCAAAGTTTGTGTACAGCGCGACTGTCTGTTTGACACTGCCGTCGTGGCGCACGTATTGCCGGGCTCGACGCACGATAGCGGTGCGTAAAGCGCCAGGCATGTCCAGCGAGCTGCCGTCTGTTAGCCGATGCCAACCAATATCGTCGCGGATCAAGTCCATTGACATGAGGCTGGACTCGTGCATATCGACCGCCCGGAGGATGTGACCGGCCATGTCTTCACGCTGTATCTGCCGAGTCGCATAGCTCAAGGCCTGCTCGAACCAAGGGAACTCGTCGCCGTTGTCAGCGCCGGGGCCAAGCTGCTGGTATCCGGGCTCGTTTATGGTTTGCTCGGTTTGTGTTTGTGGCATGGCAGATTCCCTTCTGGCACCATCCTCGTTGAGTATATATCAAAATACCACGGCGGTATGTCTTTTTCGGCAACCTCAACATGCCGCACGCTGCGTTCTGGCTCTGATTGATTCATGAATTCTGACAGCTTCTTCAGTGCTTCCAGACACTCGGCCGGAGTTGGCGCAGCGCGCGCTATATCATGTATAACGGTGGCTTGGTTCATGCACCCACCCTCGTTTCTTGTGGTTCAAGAATACATCGGAAGTTCGTTGGCGGATGCAGTGGTGGTTCCTCCTGCCATATCTTGGCTAGGGCCTCCGCTGATATTGGCGAAGGGCCTACAATCTTATAGGCTCTGCAATCTTCCGAATCCTTTGTTATCCATTCGACGAGGTTCACGCTCCTACCCTCCTGTTCACGCCTCGCATTACGCGGGCGGCCATTCGCACAGCCCAGATACACGGTAGCAGAATCGTGACGCGCACGATGTCCAGGCACAGGCCCGCGATGAATCGGGTTGGGCGGTTCATTCTGCCTCCTTACATCCCGTCAAAAGCCCCCACAAGTCCACCGCCCGCCACGTCACGGTACGCATCATATACCACGAGCTGCTCTTGTGTCAAGGGGTCTGGTGGCCGGTGGTGTGTCCACATGGCATACCGGAATGCGTCCATCGCGTGGTTGAACTTATCCACGGGCACGTCCATCGGGTTGCCGTCCTTATCGACGCGCCACTTATACGCCTCGTTCTCGGCGTTCAAGTTGACGTTATCTTCCCGCGTATGCGTCTGCATCGTCTTACAGAAATCGATACCCTTCCGAACACTGTCGGCTCCTTTGTGCGCCGGATAGATGTTGTATCCCGCCAGCTTGATCTCATGGATTCTATCGGGCTCCGCCGAGTCCCCGTACATGCAGCAGCGCTTGTCAACGCCATTCTCGTTCATCCACTCGATAAACTGGGCGTTCGTATATTTGCTCTCGTAGAACAGCTCGGTCAGATATACAACCCTGTCCCGGATACCAACCTCAATCAGGGCCGTCGGGTTGTTCCAGCCGAAGTCTACGCCATAAATGATCTCGTCGAAGGTCTCGGGATACGGCCCTCGTAGAAATGGCTTGTATACAAGGCCTGTCAAGTCGCCCCATTGTCCCAACGCATAGATGCCATGATACCCCTCGTCAATATCAGCCAGCCCTTCCAGCTCCTCGGCATAAGCTTCGTCACAGTGCGGGTTATCGATATAGGTGGTCAGATGCACGGTCGTATTCGGTCTCTCGACGTCGACAAACCGCTTTTTGAGCCAGTGCATCCGGCTGATAGGATTGAACGTGAGTATATGTTGAAAGTAGCTCTCGGTCTCGCCTCGCATCCTGAGGTTGAGCTGTATCAGGTCTTTCTCGGTCAGTTCGGTGGTTTCTTCGTGCCAGAACGATGTGACGCCCTGAATCGATTTGACCTTCTCGGCGTCATCGAGCCCAAGGGTCAATATCTGATTTCCGTTCGGTAGATATGTAAACTCTTTATCAGACTTGTTGATCTGAAAGAAGCGTACAACATCCCACCGTCGGAGCAGCTCGATAATCTCGGCGAACACGCTATTCTTGATGGTGCGGGCAACCTTGCGTGTACAGACGATCTTGCTGCGCTCGGGCTGCATAGTGCGGAGCAACGTCTTCTGTGCTGCGAACACGGACTTACCGGAACCCGAGCCGCCATACTCAACCAGGAACCGATCGGTATTGTAGAAGTCGTCATAGAAGCACGGATTGATTTCTTCCGCGAGATCAATCGTTCTTGTCTGTGCGGTTGCCGTTGTCATCTGTGCTCGGTGGTAGAATGAATTGGATTGGGCCGCCGTCCGGGCCGCTTACTTCCACGCGATCATGTTGTCCTAGATGATGTTTGCCAAGGTGCATCTGCATTCGCTCGCTGCCGTTCAGTGTCTCAACGGTCTTGTTGCAATGCGGACACTTCACTTTGCCGCCGACGCCTTTCAGCCATTGAGCACGGCGCAACTTAGTTTTGCCGTCACCGCGAGCTAGCTCGATCTTGTCCGCAAAACGGCGCTCCAGCGTATCAACGCTACAGCCAAGGGACGCGGCCATTTCCTTATAGGTACATCCGACCTCTGCCAAGAGCTTGAGCTTCTTTTCGTCGATCTTGATCTTGGGTCGAGCCATAAGCTACCTCTCGCGTTGGCGGAACAGCCAGGAGTCGAACCTGGGCTTCCAATGGAAGGCCACGGGTTAGCAACCCGGCGCATTGCCTCTCTGCCACTGTTCCATACTGGCGGCTGGTGAAGGACTCGAACCCTCAAACCCTGAAGGCTACCGGTTTTCAAGACCGGGGACGTACCATTCGTCAAACCAGCCATACCCCGATCATACCACGTCCCACCACCCCCGTGTCAACCCGCCTCGGCAAACGATCCCAAGGGGGCAGGTTTCGGCCCTTTTCGAACACCCCATAACCCTATACCACTACAAGACTTACACAAGGGGCTTGACAGACACCCTCGAATATGGTATACTTTACATAGGATTAAGGAGATCGAATGGAATGAACGCTCAGAGTACAAACCAACTGGCCCGCCCAGGTGTGTCCGTCTGGAATACCCACCACCGTATTCCGTTCGTTCTCCTTCCTCATGCCTGGGCGGCCTTTTTTATCAAGGGAGAACGGGGACAATGACACACCGACACCAAGCTCATTACTTTGAGCAACGGCTAAGAGCGGCTGGGTTCGAGGTGCCGTATAATACCGACCACTCCAACATGCTTTGGGCCCAGGGCATCCCGACCTATCGAAGAAACGGCTGGGAACTCAAGGGGGCATCCGACTACTTTGAGATCGATGTGAGTTGTTGGGTTGACGAAGACGAACAGCCGATATATGAGATCGCCGACTACCGCACGGAACATGAAGCGATGGAGCCGATGTACTACGGTGAGTTTTCGGTTCGCTTTGCCGATCATGCTCAGGTACCGGGTGGAGGGTTCAGCCAGGCGCGGCAAGAACGCATGGGCGAAGCGACTATCAGCATCGACTCGACGACTGGGTTGACATGGCGTGACATTTGTTGGTGGCTGGGAATCTAACATGGAGGGGTTGACAAATGCGAGACAATAGCGCCAAGCTAGAACCGAAATCGCTCTATCAGGTCATGGCAGAGCACGAGGCGGCCAAGTTGCCGTCCAAACCAAGGGAGAACGGGACAATGACACATCAAGCCGAAGTGTTGAGAATGATGGAGACATCAGACGATGGCGCTGCAAGAGTAGCAGCAGCCGTAATCCGACAAGAGGCGGCGAAGATGCCGGCCAGGATAGATTCGAGTATTGCTATTTCCTGGACCGAATGGCATAGAGTTCGGGCAAGTCGTTTGGCGTTTATGCTCGGCGCCATGCAATCCCACCTTCAGACTTGCGGCAAAACTAAGGATGAAGTAGCGGAACTCGAAACACAAGCTGATGAAGATTGGCACAGGATATTTCCAGAAGATGCAAAGGTTTATGACGAATGAACTCCCTGCGGCAGAGGCGACCGGCGGCAACTACCTCATCCGACTATACGGCCAATCCGGTTGCTGCCGACCCTGCAAGCCGATGTGCCGCCGAACATCGGTTACGCCTCTGCCGCGCTCCCGCAGACATGCTCGTCTCGCTGTGAGGCGATTGAACAGCAGCAGGTAACAGGAGGGGTAAATGATGAAGCGTGAACAGATACTGTGTGACCGGTGTGTGCGTGACATTCTGCCAGCCGACGCCAAGGGCAAAATCGAGATTCAGGTCACAGAATATGACGCTGATGGCATAGGCAGCTGTGTGATCTGGTATCACGACTATGACAATCTCGATGCACGGTGCAAAAAGACATTGCTCGGCGAGTTAGACGTTTTCATCGCCGGGTATCTGAAGAAACGCAAGAAGCTGTTGGGAGGTGATGCGCCAGACCCATCTGAATAGCCGAAATGCCGGGGTGTTGTGTAAATGCATGTGTTGTAGTAGACCACACTTACTCAGCTTCTAGCAAGCCCCGGCATCTGGCGGCGATGGTCGTCCGTCACTGAAGAGGCAGGCCGAGATGGAGGGAGAAACCATGAACGACAAAACCTACCGAGACGAGCACAACGAGCCGGCCACCTTCGCCGAGCAGGACCACCTCGAAGCGCAGGCCGAAGAGCGCAAGACTGCCGAGTGCGGCATGTGTCTCGAACGCATTGACCCCGACGACTTGGTGAAGCGGTACTTCTGGCGTGAGGGCGCGCGCAAAACGATCAACCTATGCTCGGGCTGTTGTGGCAGATGGGACGGTAAATCCAGCGGCTACTATGATACGTGTATCGTATGCCGTGCAGGATGCGTCAGTTTGGGCGACGACAGTGTGGCCGTAACAGCGCTCGTCTTGCAGCACGGCAAATTCAATCGGCTGATTGCAGGCGCCCTGTGCGCGGAATGTTGCGAGAGTTGGGGGATTGAGGTATGAATTTTTCCCTTGACATCCGGGCCGCGGTAGTGTATACTGGGTGACGGTGATACTATGAGAGTGCATTTAGATGAAAAGAAATTGGGCCGAAAGGTAGTCACATCTTGCCTTCACTGTCATGGTGTCACCTCTACTGGACGGCCCATACTTTTTTCAGGATCACGGTTATGGCAAAGTCGCCAGCGTTTCAGTTCTATCCGGGCGACTGGTTGAGTTCGGAGAAGATCATGTTGATGACACCGGCGCAAGAGGGCGCGTATATCAGGTTGCTGGCAGTCGCGTGGGGCGCGGAAGATTGTGGACTCCCCGATGATGACGAGCGGCTTGCTATTTTGAGCCGCCTTGGCGAAGGGTGGTTCAAGGGTGGTTCACAGGTGGTTCGTGAATGTTTCTTTTCTGAGGATGGTCGATTGTACAATGCGCGGCTCTTAGAAGAGCGGCAAAAGCAAAAAGAGTGGCGCGAAAAGTCGGCGGCTGGAGGTCGGAAGTCTGGTAAAGTTAGGCGGCGTAAGAAGTTAGCTATAGCGAAGGGTGGTTGCGAAATGGTTGCAACCAAACGCGAACCAAAGGGCAACTCTTCATCTTCATCTTCATCTTCATCTTCTATAAAAGAATATTGTCGGAATTCAGAGCCATTCCGACTCGCTAAATTACTGTTTTCGCTGATCCAGGAACGGCTGCCGAAAGCCAAGAAACCGAACCTCCAGAGATGGGCGCGGGACGTTGACCTGATGATCCGGCGTGAGAACCGAACTGTTGACGAGATTGAAGCTGTGATCCAATGGTGCCAGCACGACAGCTTCTGGCGGAAGAATATACGGTCACCCGCAAAGCTACGAGAAAAGTTCGACCAGCTTCAGGATACGATGCAGGGCGCCGTAGACAATGAACCAGTTGAGGAGTGGTTTGATGTTCCAGATTGACAAAGCGCTACCACATTCAGGGCTTGATGAACAACAGGTACTCGGCGCATGTATGTGTGACGCCAGCGCTATGCGAGAAGTTGCAGAGACGATGCTTGCGCCGGAACATTTCTATTCGACAGAACACACAGAGATCTTCACCGCGATTCTGGCTGTCTACCATTCAAGTGAATACGTGAATACGGTCTCCGTCTACAACCAAAATACAAACATCAGTGCGGCGTACCTTGCACAGCTACAACGTGAAACCGTGAGTGTCGGTGGTATGGCAAAGTACGCGAAGATGATAAAAGCGGCGGCGCATGACCGCAACCTGCTCAATTCGTTCACCCGCGGGATCCAAGACATTCAAGGCGGCACATCTTCTGCCACAGTCGTTGAGGCTATATTGTCTGCCAGCCAAAACAGCGAGAGCGAGACGCAGGACACACCCGCAAAGCTGGTGGACATAACATCGCCAGCCATAGCTGGGATCGAGGCTCGCATGAAAACAGGCGGGATTGTAGGTATACCGACAGGCTTTACTGACTTGGACATTCTACTCTCAGGCCTACACAAGGGTGAGTTGGTGACAATTGCGGCGCGAACGTCGGCTGGTAAGTCAAGTCTGGCTCGCCAGATCGCTGTGAACGTGGGGTTGGCAGGTAACACAGTCGCCATATTCTCCTTAGAAATGAGCGCCAGCTTAATCGCCGAACTCATGTTGTGTATGCGGGCCGAGATCAACTTACACGAACTTCAGAAGGGTATCGGTAGCGGCTCGGAACAGATCGAGAAATTAGTATACGCCGCACAGACGCTTCAGAGCGCCAGCGTTTACATAGATGCCACAGCCAGCCGGGTTGAACAGGTCTGTAGCCGGAGCCGTAAACTTGCGTCTCGCCGCGGGCTTGACCTTATAATCATCGACTATCTACAACTTATTGAGGGTGAGAAAGGACAGAGTCGGGAACGTGAAGTTGCGTCTGTGTCTCGCGCGCTCAAACTGTTGGCTTCTGAGTTAAACGTGGCGGTTATAGCATTGTCACAGTTGAACCGGCGCGTTGATTTCCGGCAAGGCGGGCCGCGATTGAGCGACCTGCGAGAGTCGGGCGCCATTGAACAAGACTCGGATGTGGTGATATTTCTGGAACGGGTCAACATGACAAAGGAGCCGAACGCACTGGGCAACGTACGGCTCACGGTGAAGAAACAACGTAGCGGGCCGATCGGAATTGTGTGGCTTACGTTCCGAAAAGAATATACGCGGTTTGAAAATGCGGCAAGGTAAGCAGGAGGGATAGACATGGATCACGAGATTCGTAAGACAGGCATCAGCGGTACGGACATAGCGGCGATCTGTGGGGTCAACCCGCATAAGACAGCGTTCCGGGTATGGGAAGAAAAGACAGGCAAGGCTGAGCCGATTGAACAGACGCGGCAGATGAAATGGGGCCACATCCTTGAGCCGGTCGTGGCGACTCAGTTTCGGTTGGCGCATCCTGAGTTTGCTAAGCGCATGAAGATGAACAAAACGACGTTCGTCAACCCGGATAACGCGCTCGTGGTAGGCACACCCGACTACTTGCTGCCTCCAGAAGAAGGGCTTGAGGTCAAGGCGCATAGTTACTTCGCGGCGGCCCGGCTTGGCTTTGGTGAGCAAGGCACAGATGATGTGCCGAAGCACCACTACCTCCAGTGCGAGTGGTACATGATACTGATGGACGTATACCGCTGGCATCTGGCAGTGCTGATCGACACATCCGACTACCGCGAATATCAGATTGAGCGCAAACCCGCTCTCGACGAGAAGCTGTTGGACATCGCCGCCCGCTTCTGGGACAAACATGTCAAGGCCGACGAACCGCCACCGCTCGACGGGTCGAAGGACGTTGCCAACTATCTCAAGCGCACATTCCCAACGCACACAGACATGTTGCCGGTTGCCACAGACGAGCAGACAGCGATTTATGACGAGTATTGGCATCATCGGCGTGCACGTGACCTTGCAGTCGCCGAGATGGATCGGCTTGAGAACGTGCTCAAGTTTCACGTTGGCGACACGGCGGGGCTTGTCTTCAAGAACGGCAAGCTGACATGGAAGCGGTGCAAAGATGGTAGTAAAACGGACTGGAAAGCGGTCGCAATAGCCGCTGGAGCGACGACCGAGCAGATCGCCGAGTATACTACCGCGCGCCCAGGCGTTCGGCGGTTCCTGGCGAAACTGACGGAACAGGAGGGGTAAGACAATGGGTATAGATGCGCGAATGCTTGTGAAAACAAAGGAAGCGGTGACAGAAGAACAGGTGCGCCAGTGGGCGTACCATCTTGCTGAGCGATTCGGCTATAGGAAGTTTTGGATATTCCGCGAACTGATTTATGGCGGGCAGCAACACTGCTTGTCAATCATAGACGAGTTACAGCAAGATGATGGTTCGACTGTCAAGCCAGAAGAAGGAGGGACATTGGTCAACGTTCATTTAGCGTCGCGTTATTATGGATGCGAAGGCTATGAGCGCGGCGACTTGCCGCTCATTATAAATGTAGCTCGATTCCTTGAAGAAACGATACCGGGTGCGTCAATCTGGTATGGCGGCGATTCGGTTTGTATGGAGCCGTTTGGCGCAGAAGTGCGGGAACAATACTGGCGGCATTTTGTTGAGGTCGGAAGTGAGCCGTACGAGCGTCATTTCGGAAAAGAAGAGCCGCCACTTTGTGACTTTTGCCAATACCCCATGATGGAATGTGGATGGGGCGGCGGCAAAACTCTCTTTCGGTGTAACGGCTGTGGGCTAGAGATTTATCGGGATGCGGCGACGGGTGAAATTACTGAACGAACAGGAGGGGCAAGACAATGACAGTTGAAAAGGACAAGCAGCAAGAAAAACCAAAGTCAAAAGCGTTGGTTTTAAGAGAGACACTGGAAGGATCACGAGCGAAGTTTCAGTCAGTCATGCCAAGAACGCTTGGCTCGATTGATACGCGGGTTGAATGGTTGATGCGATCATTTCTGCTGGCGGCGGTTGACAACCCTCTGCTCTATGATTGCACGTGGACATCAATCTTACAAACGGTTCTTGATACAGCGGCTCTCGGACTCGATTTCTCGAAGACGCTCGGACAAGCAGCCCCGGTGCCATACAAGATCAAAGGGGTGATGACTTGTACCTTAAACGTCATGTACCGTGGCCTTGTCGGGCTTGCGCGGCGTAGCGGCGATGTCGTAATGGTTGAGGCGCGCAACGTTTATGGCTGTGACGATTTCGACATTCAATATGGCACATGTCCGCAGATTTATCACAAGCCGAAAGCAGAATATGAACCCGACGAAGAGTTTATCGGCAGCTATGCCGTAGCAACTATGCCAGACGGGACCAAGCAGTTTGACTGGATGACCGCGAAGGACATCGACCGCATTCGTCGCAGAAGCAGGGGAAAGGACAAGGGGCCGTGGGTGACTGATATTGCCGAAATGCGCAAAAAGACTGTCGTGCGGCGGCTGCTGAAGATGGTACCGATGTCGCCGGAGTTGGCAAGAGTATTGGAGGCCGAAGATCGAGCCGAAGCTGGTGCGCCCAGCGGCGATCTAATTGATGTGACACCACCTGCGGTGCCCGACAAGGCGGCCGAGATAGGCGACGACATTGATGCGGCCAAGGACCGGCTCGACCTGAAGGAGCCGGCAACGGCTGACGATGTGGATAC